AAAAATGAATGATCCATTTAAAGATTTACATGAAATGATGGGTGGGGAGGAGCCTAGAGAAGCAGAGGAAAAATCGTCTCGTGGGTGTCGCCATGAGAATACAGTGATGGAAGGGGTGACCTCGGTCTGTACCGATTGTGGGATGATGATGAACAAGGAGTTGAGCTTTGAGAAGGAGTGGCGGTATTACGGGATGATGGATACAAAACATTCCTCGGACCCCAACCGGTGTAATATGCGGAGATCGGAAGACAAGACCATTTACAAGGATGTAGAAAAGCTAGGGTTCTCCGACAAGATTGTGTCGGCAGCGAATGTGATTTACGAGCAGGTGACCCAACAGCGTATCTTTCGTGGCAACACGCGTAAAGGGATTATTTTTGCGTGTATTTTTCACGCGTACAAGTCCAATGAGAATCCACAGAGCTGTGAACGGCTTATCGAAATTTTTGAAATGGACCGAAAGGTGGCCCTGAAAGGCCTAAAATTTGTGAATCTGAACGCGCCCAAGGACAGCTCCTTTCGGAATTTCCAGATTAGCACGGAGCATCTTATTCGGGAGATTATGCAAAAGTTTCACGCCACGAATCATCATATCGAAGAGGCGCTGAATATCTACCAATACATCCAGGACAAGTCGTCGTTGTTGAACCGGTCACGTCCCCAGTCGGTCGCGTGCGGTGTCGTGAGGTTTTACATTGCAAGGAAAAACCCCGATATTTCCATGGAATTTTTTAGGACCAAGATCCAGTTGAGTGAATTGACCATCTCGCGCATCGTCAAGGAAATCGGACGCATCCTTGAGAACAATCCACACACGTTCCAAACGCTGTCTTGTACAAAAAAAGCCGAGGCGATTCGTTTTTTTCCAATAAATAATGCATAACCCATTCACGACAAATATTTATTTTCTTGTCTAGTGAGTAGAGAGCATAAATAAATGCAAGACTACTTGCAAGATTCGATTTCGAGGCACGTGGCCGAAATCCTGGGAGACCGAAATATATTTCAACATACCGTACAATTTCCCGATGAGAATACCGTCAGTGTTCGCATCCACCGAGACAAGATTGTCCGGATTTCTCGAAAGTGTTTTTCGAATCATGGTATCCGAAACAAATCCAAGCAGTGGTACCACCATCTTGCCCAAAAACTAGAGAGGGGACTTGTCGATTGTCGAGAAGAGTGGGTGGTGTGTCTAGAAGAAAGCTGTCGATTGGACGGCGTGGACATGACGGGAATCAAGGTGCATCACGTGTATGACCATGTCATGAACGGTTTCAGCTGTTTTGCGACCCCGTCCGAGATGGAAGAGTTTCAGCAGGCTCACGGACACAACATCAAGGAGGTCCATCGTATGAACACGGTCAAGGCCACGGTCAAGGCCGATAATAAAAAACAAACGTTGGGTCCCTTTCTCCAAAGGATTGGAAAGCTCAACGGTTCCAATAAGCCCATCTCCCCGAATGTCCACATCTTTGTGGTGGATACCGGGATTCTTGCCAGTCATCCCGACCTCAACGTCAACAAGACGCTGGGAAGAAATTTCACCTCCAAAGACCCAAAAGCGTGGAACGACGACAATGGTCATGGCACGCACGTCGCCGGGATCATCGGTGCGGTCAACAACAACATTGGAATGATGGGTGGGTCGCCCTCCGCCAACCTCATTCCTATCAAGGTGCTCAATAAACAAGGAAGCGGGTCGTATTCGGATATTATCGCGGCCATCAATTATATCGCGGACTGGAAAACAAAAAACCCGACTCTTCCCACCGTCGTCAATATGTCCATAGGAGGCCCTCCTTTCAAGCCCCTCGACGATGCCATCAACACCCTTATCAATAAGGGTGTTTCCGTGGTGGTCGCTGCAGGCAACGAATCCATGGATGCCCGCTATTCGACCCCTGCAAGAGTCACAGGGGCCATTACCGTGGGTGCCTACGACGTGTCTACCAACGCCATGGCGTCGTTCTCTAACTACGGTAGCGTCATTGATATTTGGGCGCCCGGGACGTACATCGACAGTACCTCGTTAAACAATAGCTATCGAGTATTAAGCGGAACGAGTATGGCGACGCCCGTGGTGACGAGCGTGATGGTCAACATCCTCTCGCAACCGGAATACGCCTCGTATACCCCCCAGCAAATCAAAGACGTCATGATAAACTTTGCCAAAAATCCACAAAACTATGACAAGACGCCCGCTAGTAATCCTCCTATTAAACTGACAAGGAGTGCCGTAGTTTCCGGTACGACCAATACATGGAGTGTGTACATTGGCAATCTGTAGAAGAAGAATAAGAAATGAAAAAATTGAACATGAATTGGATGGGACTGTCCAGACAGTAGCAACAACAATGAATCCTCTAGAAAACGAAAAGACACGCCCCAAAAAACGGCCTACCGTCATGACGATGAATCGAAGTAACAAGGCAACATTGTCGAAACCTCGCACACCCATCCTCGAAAGCGGTACGCCTCTCATGACCGTCGAGGATTACCTCCAATACCTTGTTTCACGTTGTTGAGAAACGATGAAATTTTTGTCTCTCCCACTTATTTTTTCAGGTTGAAAAAATAAATAATGTTCTCGTGTTTATCGACAGAAAATCAATCGGAAATCACCACCTTTTGCACCTCGAGATGTTTTCGGACCTCGACGTGCTCCATCTCCGTTTCCGTATCGTGCTGGTAAATATCCACATGCGTCAGGAAAATCTTTCGACAGCAGTACCGGGTGATACGGTAGGCTTCGAAAAATTCGACAAAAGGCATCTGTTCTTCTGGTAGATGCGCGTGCTTTTTTTTGAACAAGGCGAGCTCGATTTCAAATTGGCCAATGACCTTGTTGCATGTAAAACAGCGTACGGGGAGCATCTTGTTTTTGTTGTTTTATTTTCACACAGTGTGTTTATTTTCAAAACATCATTTTTTCTTTGGCTGTGGTACAGGAAGACAATTCAGAGGATTGCTCGGGTCTTGGTTCACCGCATAGATCTGGTTGGTACGAGGCATCGAGCCACCGACCCACGGAACGGGCAGTCTGGGACACGGGGGTTCCTTCTTTTGCTGCACGGTGGGAGGGGTGAGGAAACAAACGTTCATGGAATCCATGGATTGAATGGAGGAATAGGACGACATTTTATGGTAGAAAAAAAAAATGTTTTTTTTTTCATCATTCTTGTTTAATCGTTTTGCTAGACTTCTCCAGTCTATTTTGAACCGTTCAATGATAGTAATAACGGTATCATCACACATCTTTTGCCATCGAGGATGATAAATTCATTTTTTGCGTCTGATACGTCTTTAAAAAATCGTCGCTGTGAAAGGGGACGTTGGGTTGTGGAAGCAGGTTCTGGTTGATCCAGTTCTTGAGACCAAAATTACAGTTCTCAATCTTGAGCCGGAGCATATCGTCCTCGGAAAACCATTTGGCCATCTCGATTTCATTCTTATCCTGAATAGCGATTTCAGTAGGAAGGTCCATGGTACGCATCGTCACCAAAAAATACACATTGTTGCGAAAACGAATCTTTTTCTTGAGCGGGTCGGTAATGACAATCCCCGTCTCTTCCCGGAATTCACGGAGCGCCGTCTCCTCCTCGGTCTCTCCTTTTTCCATGTGTCCTTTGGGAAACCCCCATTTATGAGATTTCACACCGTGAACGAGCAAGTATTTTTTGGCGTCCGTGTCATAACAAATAATTCCACACTTTTTCATCGTCGTCGTGTTTCTATTCATTTCAATCCTTTAGATTATGATTCATTTTTTTTTTTTCGAATTTTTTCCGACTCTTTTCCTAGAGATTGTCGGTATAAGAATAGAGTACGCCTAAACAAATCAAAGGATGCAACTCATTATTGATTCACGAGAAACGAGGCTCTTACAGGATCTCACGGCGACCCATACAACGTGTGAAAAAGAGTATTTGGCACTCGGGGATATTATTTTTAAAGACAAGGACACCGGGCAAGAAATCATTATCGAGAGAAAAACATGGGGGGATTTGTGGTCGTCCATTCAGGACGGCCGGTACCGTGAACAGCGTAGCCGTTTGCTGGAATGCCGTGATGCCTCTTCGTCTTGCCATATTGTCTTTCTCATCGAGGGGTCGAGTCGGTCTTTGAATAGTGTCGAGGCATCGGAAACGTGTCGTCGGGCCCTTGTCAGGCTTCAGGTGGCGTACCGTATCCCCGTCGTCATGACCGGGTCGGTAGAAGAGACGGTGGAGTGGGTCCGATGGTTCCATGAGAAGGAAAAACTTGGTATATTTTTAAAAACCTGTGACGCCCACGAAGAACGCGTCGAGAGCATCCAGTCACGGCTGAATCAAAAAAAGGCGTCCATCCAGAACCCCAAGACCATGCTCGTCACCTTTCTCCGGTCCATCTCGGGTGTCTCGTACGCGGTCGCTGCAACAATTGCCGAACCGTTCGATTCGTTAAAACATATGGTGGAACGCCGTGAAGAACTCCCGACGATGCTTCCTCATCTCGAATACACGACACCGTCCAAAAAACAGAGAAAAGTGGGTCCCAAGCTCGCACAAAAAATTATTTCACTTCTTGGTTGATATTGATACAGGATAGAAACAAGCACGTATGAAAAAATAATATATTGCGGATAGATAGCAAGATAGAAAAATGTGTCTCGATAATGATGCGTGTTGCTACTGCCCTTGTGCCAAATATCGATTTGCCGGGTCTGTACCTGCCTGTGAAATCGCCGCCGTGTACCCCTTTCTTGGGGCTGCCGGTGTCGCCGGTGCCTACTTCCCTTACGCCCCGTACGCTTACCCCTACCTGACCCCCCTCCTCATTACGCTCGCCGTGGACCGTTCCTGTTTCAGGAGAAACATTCGTGACATCAACGAGGTCGGCTACCCCTGGTGCTAGATTTTTTTATTATAATTTATTATAATACATGGATTCGAGCACGTGTCGCTTCGGTTCCTGCTTGATGGACAGCGTGTTGTCCTGTACCGAGAACGGCGTGTCCACCACAATGATTTCTTTCGGGATTTCGTGATTCTGAAATCCACGAGACCCAAGATGCTCCCGTATGTTTTGAACCATCCTATCGATGTTGCAAGAATTGTGGGAGGAAGCGGATGCAGACAGGTAAAGCACCGCCTTGATAGTCGGTTTGCCATTGCCAATAATGGCCACCTGCTCTATACCCGTCATCCCCAGCAATGTTTTTTCGATATGGGAAGGGTCCAAGAATTTTCCCGTGGAAGATTTCCATAATCCGGTTTGGCGGTGCCGGAACACGAGGCGTTGTGGTGAGGACTTGTCACTGCAATGGACGCCCATCACGTCTCCGGTTCGGAACCATCCATCGTCTAAAAATTTATCCGGCGGTCGCCACACCGAATTGTCAGAGCCGAGATAGCCCTGGCAGACGCTGGAACTCTTGAGTTCGAGCTCCCCCGTGCTTTTATGGACCCTCACGAAAACACCGTCAAGTGGTGACCCACAGCTGGTGCCAAGGTGTGGGTCCATTGCGTCCTCCGGGGAAGAAAGGGACACCATGGGTCCCGTTTCCGTGAGGCCGTAGCCCTGGAACACGGGAATATTCCACCGGTCCCGATAAAAGGAGAGTGTCGTGGCGTTGATGGGTGCGCCACCGACCGATATGTAGTTTAGTTTCGAGCCCAGCATGGCGCGTTTTTTCACCACGTCAGGAATGAACCAGTACCTTTTGGCGACCTGTTCCACTTTCTCCAAGAAGCGGGGCACCGTGAAAAGAAGGGTAGGTTTGCTTCGACGCATTTCTTGGAGGAGATACCGCGGGTCCTTTTTATCCGGGAGGACAAGGGACGCGCCTCTCGACATGAGGAACAACAATTCGCACACGAGTCCGTACGAATGAAACCACGGAAGAAAGGCATAGCTATGGTCCTCGTAGGATACCACGTTCTCTGGGATTCTCTTCCCGACCATGCCAACGTTGCTCATGAGATTGGTATGCGACAGGAGGACGCCTTTGGGTTCGCTCGTGGTGCCCGAGGTGAAGAGGATGGTGGATAACCCGTCTTGTGGGTTTGTCCATCCCCTTGGTAATGACAGCGGTAATGCCTGTGGCGGTTCCAAATGAAGGATATTTTTATTCTTATCGTGTGGCTGTACGAGATTCCTGATGGCCTCCACGGTCGTCACGGGCAAATCCGGAGAGACAGGGACAAACGTGGCGTCGTGGGCGCTCACGGCCAACATGTCTTGGACAAATCCCACCGAGTTGTAGCCCGTATACAAATAACGATGATTCGGAAGAAGTCCTTGTTGGTGGAGTTGTTGGCGTCGTTCCAAGACGTTTTGTTCCATGTCGGCGTACGTCCACGTTTTTCCCGACTCTACAAGAAAGGGACGGGAGGGAAACCGTCGCACCGTGGTTTGGAATAACCCAAATACTGTTTTCATTGGTATTTTTTTTTTACGTTTGATGTCTCGCTTATATTACTTTCTTTACACAATGAGGGATGGATAAAATAGTTTTTTTTTCATGGGAATAAAAAACACAATGAAAGTGGTGGAAGACCGTTGGGTAAAACCCTTTGGGACCGGTATTTCCTGTATCGATACCGTCGATGGCGAATGTCCTCGGGGACTCTCGCTGGAGGAGTGCATGAAAAAATGCGAGGCGTCTCCTTACTGCAATGCGGGATACCTTGTGTCCTTTCGAGACATCCCACTACCAAGCTACTGCGCTCCACTCAACACGATTTTTTATCAAAACGCTAATTTTCTGGACAATGTCATTTCTCCGGTGAACAGAACACGGCTCTCGGCCGATAATGGTATCGATGTGCGTGTGTTTTACAATCCCGAACGTTTTCCCGACAATGTCAACATTATGGACACCCCGTACCTCTTTTTTTCCAACACGTGCTTTCTTGTGCAGGACCGAGGCGCGCAGGGAAAATATTATCTTCACTCGGATTTCGTCTTTTACCCGTTACCCGCCACCGCCATGTCCGTCGTTCTTGGTCAATCCGGAACCCTTTTGGCGGATTTCGACCTGCGTATCACGACTGCCTCGGAACTTTATTTTATCAAAAACAACGAATTCTCGGTGCTTTTTTACGACAGAGAGGCCCACCTGTTTTCATGGATGCCCTACTCGGGCACCCCGTATAGCTACGCATTCCGGGACCATCCTTCCGGATTCGTCAACGAGAAGGAGGGCTTCCAGCTCTACAACGTGAAGCACGAGCAATACCTTTCCGTCGACCCTTCCACCAACAAGATGGTATGGTCCGCGGACAAACCAGCCTACCCTTTTTCCTTTGAACTGGACACGACGAGTCGCGTCAACCAATTCTCGCGTACCCGGTGGAACGACGTCCCGCGCGTGTTTCCTGATTTCTGGAACTTTGTCAATGAGAAACAGGTGCCCCAGTTTCTTTGTGATAATTTTTCCAATTGCACGGTGCGCACCGCCTCTTCTTTAGAAACCAAAGGTGTTTGGGTCACCACCGTCGTCATGGGGGTTCTCACCACCGTCGTGTTCTTGACTGTCCTCGTTATTTGTGTCGTAGTACCCGGAGGAGCAACACCAGAGAGACCAAGAAACAAAATATCGATGCCGTCATAAGGCAGTAGGAAACCGAAGAAACACGGTAGGGGTAGGTGTACATGACCTGTTGTAATTCGGGCTGGGAACTCCCGGTAAACACGTTGCTGGGAAGAACGCGCATGGACACCCCCGCCTGGATACATTCGAGCATGGACTTGTGGTCACTGGTGTTTTCGGAAGGCACACAGAGCCCTGTTTCCGTGAGGCGGAAAAATTGTCCCCGAGGTTTTTCAGGAAACACATAGAAGAAAAGGTTCAAATTGTTCCACAAAATGTCGTAACAGGAAACGCGCTTGTTGTCCTGGGAAGGCAAAAAGGCATACTCGGGTAGGGTAGGGCATTCGGATTTTCCACAAAGAACGAGACGGATGATTTGAAGCGTAAACTGGTCGTTATGCACGTACAGCAGACGTGTTCCCGGGACCGGGTACGAGTAGACACCGAACCCAAACGAGTTGGTAAAGGTCTCCCAGGACGAATAAAAGGAATTGCCGTTCCGGAACACAGACACTTGTTCCGTCTCCAACGGATAGGCAGTATTGTTGTTGAGAACGGCAACGGTCGCGAAACCACGGTTG